ATAACCCTCTAGGAAACTAGGGGGTTTTTTTTATACTCATAGGAGGAAAATAAATGAGTTCTTTATATAAAGATGCAATGTGGATAGCTACTAAATATGTAATAGAAAAAGAAAGTAAAAACATTAAACCGAATGAAAAAGTAAAAGTATCAATAACTGTAACTGAAGAAGGTATAATAGTTAATGCAAAAAAGGTAAAAAAATGACTCATATTTGTGCAACAATATTAATATTATGTAGTACATTTACTATATATTTTAATGATGAAAGAGATTATTTTGTTCAAGATATAACAGAATGTGCAATCGCCTATAACACAAGTTATACCGAACCATCTCTTAGAATACCGATCAAGCTCGTAACTGCTATCGCAGCTCTTGAGAGTGGATGGGGGACTAGCAGATTTGCTAGGGAGGGGAATAATTACTTTGGTATGCAATCTTCAACAGATGATGTTGATAAATATATTGTGCCATTAAATAACCACAAATTAAAGATAAAGAAATATTATAATACTTGTGAAAGTGTTAATGATTTTATGGACATTATGTCGCAGTCAAGATTATATAAGGGATTTCAAAAAGAACTTATAAATCAATGGATTAGTGATGAAATATCCTATATAAAATTAGTATATACTATGCCAAGATACAGTAGAGATACTGAATGGGAAGTAAAAGTATTAAGTATAATAAATCAAATGGAGGATTAATGATTACTGAAAAACTAAAACAGAAAATAAATGCTCATTCTTTTGAATGGGATAGAGAAGAAAGATTAGCTAAATCTATGAAAGATATATTTAGACTTGTCGGCTCAAGAGATTCTAACAACTTGAAAAAATTTCAAACTACTAAACTTGGTAATGCTATTTTAGATATTGCAGAAGAATATGCAGAAACTCAAATAGGCTTAATAAAAGATTTTAGAAATATGGAGGATTAATGATTGTATATTTAACATTTATAGAAGAATTAAAGACTATCAAAAACCAAGTAATGCAACATGGTATTACTAACTACCCACACATTGACAAACTTATTAAGAAATATGAAACAATAATAACCGAACATGAAAAGGAAGAAAACAATGAGCCATCAAGGACATGATATTCTATCTGAAAAATATTATCAGGAATATTTAGATGAAGGATATACACCAGCTCAAGCTGAAAAATTAACTAAAGAAAGATTGGAGAATGAATCATGATAACTAAAGCATTTAGAGGTACTGCATATGCAAGTAGTTTTATATTTAAAAGTTCTGCGTATAGATTTGCAAAAAAAAGAGGTGTATGGTTCTATAGACTTCTTTTATCACAACAATTTGCTGATGTAATAAATGATATTTATGACATGAATATCTTAGAAAAAAAATTAAGCAAAAATAATTGGCAAAGCAATCATAAGAAAAAAGTATTTACAGTAGATGAAAAAGGTAACATTTATGATGATACTACTGGAGAAATATTTGGTACTATGAACGATAGTATAGGTAACAAATTTGATCTAGATACAGAAGAAGAAACTGTAAAATGGGAAGGCGAAGAAGCAATAATTATGCCTGATAAATCAAAATCATGACATATTTAATTATTATAACAATAGTAATAATAGGAATAATCCTAGTAATTAAGGAGGTATTATGAGTGAATTAAAAACTAAATGGGAAAATCACGCTATTAAATTATTAAAAGGTAAAACAATTACTAATATTTTTTATACAGAAGAACAAGGTGAAAATCATTTAATACCAACAATAGAATTAGATAATACGACAGTATTATATGTTCAAAGTGATGATGAAGGTAATGGAGCTGGTACATTACATACAAACATAGAAGGTGTTATGTCTGTTATGCCACAAATATATAAGGAAAACTAATGAGTAAAACTGGAGCATGGGTACTACAATTAACAGAAGATGCAGCTGATATGACAAGAGATGAGTTTATTAAAACACATGGACTTGCACAAGTAGATGTGTGGGATAATCAAGAAAGAGCTAATAAAATAGAAGATGAATTAACACCTTCTGCACATCAAATATTAAGTGAAATAAAAAAGGATAAAAATGACACAAAAATTAGATGAAAAAAATCCATTTGTAGTTTTGTTAAAAAGTTTAACTGATACTATGGTTAAATTAACTCAAGCTATGGATGGAATGAATCAACGATTAGTAACATTAGAAGAAATACATAAAGATAAACAAAAAGAAGATATTAATAAGTTATTAGGAAATACTGAAAAAAAAATGCTAGACCAGTAAGTTTAGGAGGAAAACTGATCTAGCTAAATATTCATAACAGATTAGGGAGAAAGATCAATCATGTAGTTTTATTTCTCCCTATTGACAAATCCATTTGTTTCGGTCTATGAAATACTATGGATAAACAAAAAGAATTAGGTATTTTTTATCGACAAGTAATACCTCAATTCGTTGAACAAAGAAAAAAACTAAATCTATCACAATCAGCTATAGATGATGTAATTGGTTGTGCTAAAGGTCTAGTTTCCAAATGGGAAGTAGGAATAAGAAAACCATCAGGATTTTTGTTTTGTTGTTGGGCAGATGCCTTACAATGTTCAATAATAATAAAAGAAAATAAAAAAAATAAAACATAATTTTATCACAATTCATAATTAAGGAGGATATGAATGACAAAAAAACCTAGAATATATATATCAGGAACTATAGAATTAAATAATAATATTCATTCTAAAGTAAAATTTAGTTGTGATACAGAACAAGGATTTTGGAATCAATGGGGAAATACTGATAAAAAATTGTTTAAAACAGTAGACATTGTATCAAAAATACAAGAAGTTATTTCTGATGTAGAAATAATTGATAATATAAAAGTGGAGGAAAGTAATGAGTAGAATAAGTCCAGGCTATTATGATAATGATATACAATTATCAGAAATTATAAGAAAATTAAAATTAGATTTTCCATCAGGAAATGCTATCAAATATATAATAAGACATAAAAAAAAAAATAAAGAAATAGATTTGTTAAAAGCAATTTGGTACATTTCAGACATATTGGAGAATGATTATGGGATTAACGCTGTTTCAGATATTAAGACAAAAATACAATTTATCGAAGAAGATAATATCCGATCCTCTAACAATACGCAGAAATAAAAAAAAATTTATAATGCGATTAGCAATACGATATTTGACACCTGAAATGTATATGTTTTTTATACCTAAATACACATCTAACAGAACAGCAGATAATATAGATGCTAAACCAATAGCTGATTATATCATAAGGAGGTATGAACATGGGAAGCGAAAAGGGATTATGGACAGACATAAACGAGATGTACATAGACGACAACAAATTAATGAAAGGAGTGATGACTAGATGGGAAAAAAAATTGAGTTCAAAAGACCAACTGGTATTGGAGGAACTGACGCAAGTAATCTTGTCAAGGGACACTGGAAAAACCTTTGGCTTGAAAAAACTGGAGTTACAAAACGAGAAGATTTATCAGATAATCTTGCAGTTCAACTTGGAATCTTTACAGAAAAATTTAACAGACAATGGTATCAGAAGTCTACTAAAGAAAGGGTTGTTGATATAGGCAAAACTTGGCATCATCCTGACCATCCATATATTTATGGTAGTTTAGATGGAATAACTAATGGTAAAGTATGGGAAGCAAAACATACAAATATTTTTTCTAAAGATGATACATTAATAGAAAGATACTATGCCCAGTTACAACATTATATGTTAGTTACTGGATTTAAAACAGCTATGCTATCTGTTATTTATGGTAACAGTAAACATCATGTTTTTAAAGTAGATAGAGATGAAAAATATATAAATAATTTATATAAAGCATGTCAACTATTTTGGTTTATGGTTGAAAATGAATTAGAACCACCAGAATATGTTGATATAACCTTAATGGAGAATTGTCATGACCAAGACGACATCATTAAATTATTCGGAAAAGAAATATCCTTTGACACCAGGTTACAAGGAACAATCCACTAGCAAAGAAGCAGCTGGTAAAATAAATACTAGAGCTGCTAAATTGCGAACAGAAATATTACAAATATTAGAAAGGAAAAATAACTATGGAGGTACTTGCGAAGAAATAGCAGAAATTATGAGTGAAGATATTACTTCAATAAGACCAAGATTTACTGAATTAAAACATATGAATTATATAATTGATTCAGGAAATAGAAGAATAAATAAATTTAAAAATAATACAAAAGTATGGAGGTATAATGACAGAAGAATTAAATAATAATAGAAAGTATTGGGATGCTTTAAAAGAAACAGACCCAAGATTTACTAAAAAAATTAATAAAGGATTTGGCGATCTAACTACTATTGACCCACAATGGCAGATTATGAAAATGACTGAAACATTTGGGCCAGTAGGAGAAGGATGGAATTACTCAGTAGATTACAAATATCTTGAATTAAAAGAACCAGTTGTAATTGCTGAAGTAAAAGTAGCACATAAGAAATTAGCTAATGGTTGGGATTACTATGGAGCAGTATCATCAACATTAAAACTGTTCAAAAAGAATGGTACATATGATGATGAAGCACCAAAAAAATGTATGACTGACGCATTAACTAAAGCATTTAGCCATCTAGGACTTTGTTCAGATATATTTATGGGATTGTATGACAATAATAAATATGTCGAAAAGTTAGAAGAAAAATATTCTAATGTAGATAAAAGCAAAGTAAAGAAGGTTTCATAGTCGCTGATAGCTAGGGAAGTGAGTAGGGGTAGCTATCGGCTAGTTCTTCTAACCCTACTCACAATAAAGGAGGAAATATGAGTTTATTAAAAATGGTAAAATTTCAAAATAAAAGTAATGAATTACAAGATAAAAGTAATGAATTACAAAATGGTATTAATGATGTGCATTATGCTTTTACTAAAAAAATTGCTGATACAGTAATTGAACATGGTAAAACTGATGTATTATTAAATGAAAAAATTAATATTTTAATAAAAGAAATTCAAAAGTTATCTTCAAGAGTAATTAAATTA